AGGAGAAACATCATCTCGTATTTCCCTAAGGTCAGCGCGACTTATGGGATTTGTGATGGTGTGGTCGTCACACGGAACGACCGCGGGGAAATCGTGGAACGGAAAGCAAAAGCAGCAATGTCCCGAGAGGGACCACCACAGAGTAGTTTCAAGGCTTCGTACCATTGGCGAACAAAAGTCGATGTTGCGACAAGATTAGGAGACTGTGGATCTGCTTACTTTCTGGACCACCCAACTGGACCGATGCTGGCTGGTATTCATTTTGCCGGTCAGGGTAACTACGCCTATGCGGTTGCGGTTAGTCAAGAGATGTGCAAAGAGGCAGAGAAATTCTTTGACGAACCCGTGATTTCACAAGGTGTGGTAAACCTGGCCGATGCAAACGATCAGCCAATACAGTTGGAGCCCATCCACCAAAAGTCGGTTTTCCGATTTATGGAGAAGGGGCAAGCGCGTGTTTTTGGATCCTTGCCCGGATTCAGAGCAAAACACAAGTCCAAGGTTACAAAGACGTACCTTCATGATCTGATGGTGTCCTCTGGATATCCAGACAGATTTGGGCCTCCCGTTTCACACGGGTGGCGAATATGGAGGAATGCGGCTTTGCCAATTGTACTTCAGGAGAACATCCTCGATCAATCAGCCTTTCGAGAGTGCGCGCAAGCGTATTTGAGAGACGTGTTGGCTGGGCTTGACCCAAAATGGTTGGAGGAATTCAGACTGTTAGATGACGTGAGTGTTGTCAACGGTTATCCTGGAGTACGATTCATTGACGGAATGGACAAAAACACATCCATGGGCTTCCCGTGGCGCAAGAAGAAGAAACACTTTCTCCGAGAAGTGTCTCCTCCCCAAGAACCATACACAGTGCAATCAGAATTCGATGAGAAGTTTATGCAACGTGTCAAGGTTATTGAAGACAAACATCTTCAAGGGGAGAGGGCGAACCCTATCTTCATTGCCCACATGAAGGATGAACCACGCAAGTGGAAGAAAGTTGCGGAACACCAAACCCGCCAGATGGCTGGATGTCCATCTGATTACGTATTTCACGTACGGAAGTACTTGTTGACGTTCATCCGCATCTTCCAGAGCAATTCATTGCTATTCGAAGGTGCCCCTGGAACAAATCATTGTTCCACAAATGGGATATCATATTCCACTATCTCACAGCCTTCGGCCTCGATCAAATCGTGGCTGGAGACTTTGGTGGGTATGACAAGACCATGCAAGCCTGTGCTATCTTGCAAGCTTATTGGGTGATCTACAAGATTGCCTTAGCAGCAGGCTGGCCAGAAGATCGCGCGCGTGTGATCATGTGCATCGGACATGACATGGCTCACGCATACATGGATTTCAACGGTGATCTTGTCC